CTTGCCAACCTTTCCAACTACCATCGTGTTCTCGCCTTTTAAAACTCCTATCACTAAAAAAATCGTAAAATATTTGTGTGTGGAATTTGTCATTATGATTGTAGTTATACAAAAAGAACCAACTACCCGTGTTATATCCACTAGGCAGTGTACCTGTACAATTGTTACACTGCATAAACACTGTTTTATTTATGTTGTCTATATTTATGCTTTTCTGTATTTCAGGCTCAATATTAAACTTTGTAGTTTCTAAAACATCTATTGCATTATTAACTGTGGCATTATCATCTATTAATTGTAGTTTATTAGCCGTATTATCGCTTAATAATGTACTTTTATTAATAGGTGTTCCTTGCTGTAATGCACCATCATCAATATAAAACATATCAGCAGATATTCCATTTTGTAGCAATATTTTTAACTTATTAAGGTCATTAATTTCATCTCCTATATCAAATTTCAATAATCTATCTTTCTTGTTACCTTTAATTATTCTATCCTTCATATATTAAGCTCCTCCTGCATTAATAGCATTTAACCTATTAAATGTATTTGTATTAATATTGATTACCTTCTGTAATTCTAATAGACTTCTCTCTATAAAATTAACACTATTAAAATCTGTAACAGTGCTAACTTCATTTAACTTAGTGAAACTACAAATTTTATTAATATTTCTAAGGTATTTATTATAGAAATGTATAGTTAATACATTATCATTAAGCTGTACTTGTTCCATATTTTCTAAGTTTAGATTAATACTATAATTTGATATCAAAATATTATTTAACTCTTTAACATATTTAATTACACGGTTAATATCATTTATGTTATAGCAACCCTTTAAAATATTAGTGAGTGGTTTTTCATCACCAATCTTCACGTCATTCATATATAGGATTGCATAATCTACATCACTTATATTTCTATCTGTTATTAACATAATTTCATCTCCATATCATAAACTATTTTATTGCCGTTAAGATTATAAGCTAGGCTAATAACCCAACCCTTAATGAGCCCTTGAATTGGGTCATCTATCTCTACAAAATCCCCAAGTTTTACATTTTGATAGTCCGTTGTACATTTATAAATATAAGGATTTTTATAAAACTCCAAGAGCCTATTTTTTACTAAGTTAACGGTGGCACGTCCCATGCTATAAATGTCATTAAACTCCTTTACATTCCTGACAGTTTCACTTTCAGTATCAGGTAAAACTATTTCTAGCAAGCTCTCTCTAATATATATTTCACGACCATAAAGAGTACCCCCTATACTGTCACATATGATATTAGCACCTAACCCAAACCCTGAACCTAAATTGTTACCATCACTTAATATATTCCCACCTTCTACTCTTAAAAATGCATAAGGTCTATCGAATTTAACATAATGTGTGCCCTGTACTAAATCTGTTATTTTCTCCTCTTCTTCAATTTCACCATTATAGCAGTCCCCAAGTTCATAATGTTTAAGTTTTAAATCAGTAGCATACTCTATCTGTTCTAATTTTGTATTAGAACTAATGTATTTAATGTCAATTACTTTTTTGTTAGTTTTATTGAGTTTATAGATTTTAAAAATACCATCTCTTGATAAATCTAGTGCCCCACCTAACATAAATAATATAATTTGTAATAAATTTCTGGGTGTGTCTGTTTTATAATAAGACCCAAATTCTTCTACTTCAAAGGTATCATCTAATCGATAGTTTATGCCAAATTGATTTCTAAGATTGAATAACATCATAGAAAGTACACTGCCCCAAAAAATACTACCAAGATAATCTTCAGTATGCATACCCTCGTATAAGATATTATCCAAATAAAATAATCTATCTACACAAATTATTTTATATTTATCTCTTGATAATTTTTCGATTTGTTTAGTATAAAATTCTCCCATTTGATTATTAAAATGATACACCTTAATTTGTTGATTATATTTAAATACATCTAAAATGGGTACATCACTTTTAATTATAAACTCACAAGTGTTTGACGATAATGTCGTTAGGAATGGGTCTATTTCTTCAAATATGTTAACACTTTCAATATCCTTTGCAGAAAATATTAGGCTAACACCTATATCAAATCCAGTAATTATAGGTTTAATCAGTGGCAAATTCATCTTCCTCAAATTAATAATCAACTTGTCAAAATTCTTAACTTTTTCAAATATCGTACAATAGTCAAACCTATTGTTTTCAATAATCTTACTATGCTTGAGTTCAGCACCTAAATACCACTTAACTGTAAAATTAGTGGCATATACATTATTGTTTGTATCAAATAATAATGTAAATCCTCCACTGGCATATGCTTTATCTAATTTAATAGTCAAAGATACATCGACAACACCATTAGCATCACTAACATTCTTAAATACTAAAGGTGCTAAATTAACATCATCAGGTAAAGTTAAATTACCATTTAGGTATGCAGTGTTTTTATTTTGTGGCATAAAAAATGATGGATAGGATTTATCCATCATTATATTATTTAAATTACTGAAACTATCTAACTCACCAACAACACTAAGTGTGCATTTAGATTTTGCTTCTTCAGACATTGCATTATATAAGATTTTAGCCACCAGTAACCACCCCATTTATTAATCTAAGTTTAGGTTCACTAGCAACAAATTCTATGGATAGGTCTTGCCATACTATAACACTATTTTTAATAGTATATAAACTATCACTACCGCCACTTATATAACCTTTAAAAGTATACTCATTTTGACCATATGGAAATGTTAATATATGATATGATTTAGGGCTACAGAGTATTTCAAATAATCTGTCATACTCATTGGGATTTAATATATTAGCTCTAAATTTTAGTTTGTATTTAAATAATGTTCCTAGTGGATCTCTGTGTAAATTTAGGTCGTGTCCTCTAAAACTATTCTCACTATCAAACACTTCAAAGGTTCTTGTTAAACTTTCTACTGCTATTCCTTTAAAGACCTCACCATTAATTTTAAAAATTGCCATATTTCCCCCTAGGTTAAAATTGCACCTACTCTATTTCTTTCTTCATCTATAATTTTAATTAACTGTCTCCCAATACTTTTGCCACCAAGTTCAAAAGTAGCATATATATTGAATGTTTTAGGTGTATCACGATTATCACTATTTATATTACTTTCATTTACAACTTCTCTAACAGCTTTTCTAATAGTGGATAATGGACTAATAACTTCATGTTCTCTTGTATTATCGCCCAATACTGCTAAAAACTTTTTATTAGGTTCTGCTACACTACCACTCGCTAAGTGTGGAATCTGCCAAGGGACAAAACGTTGTAAATTAAAACCTATACTATTTCCACCAAACACAGGAACCCAGTCAGGTACTTTAAAATTAATTTTATTAACTGCCCCAATAACCGCATTAATACCACTTGCAATTCCGCCAATTAATCCATTTATAATGTTTATAATGATGTTTATGGGAGTTTTTACAATAGTGATTAAACTATCAAAAACACTTCCAAAGATATTTTTAACATTTTCCCAAGCACTATCCCAGTTGCCAGTAAATACATTTTTGATAAACCCTATAATATTATCAAATATATTTTTTATATTATCGAATAATCGACTATACGCATCTATAATAGGTTGAACAACAAAATCATCAAACCAGTTAAATGCATTACTAAACACATTTACTATACCATCCCAACAAGCCTTTGCCACAGCCTTTACCGTGTCCCAATTTTTAATCAGTAAGTACACTACACCTATTAAAGCACCTATTGCAGCTACAACTAATGTAATGGGACTAGTAAGTACTGCTATGGCTGTATTAAATGCCCACGTTGCTACTGTTGCTAGGGTTGTTGCCGTTGTACTAGCTATTGTAATCCCAGTAGATATAGCAATTTTACTTGCAGAGTCTATCACTGCCTTACCCTTTAAGGCCATGTTTTTAGTAAAACCAATAACCTTTCCTGTATTAGCTTTTATACTATCACCAAAGGGTTTTAATTTTAACATTCCAGTATCAATAGCATTTGTAAACTTCTTAGACATTGCGTCACCCACGCCCCTTAGTCTATCTCCTAACTTTTTAACGCCACTTGCAGTCTTTTTACTTATCTTAATTAAATCATCAAAGGTATCTTTAGAATACATACCCATTAAACGAACAGTGTCTGTAGCATTTACTATAGACCCTTTCAATTTACCGCCTATTGATGTGGATAACTTAGTGACAATACCACTAATTCCACCTAATGTACCAATCTTAAATGATGCAAAAAAACCAGCTACAACAATTGCCGTAACTCTAAATACTTCTTGATTATTACTTACCCAGTCACTTAACCCACTAAGGGCTGTTTTAAGGATTTCTAAGGCTCCTATAATGACAAAGGTAGTTATACCCATTAATGGTTTTAAAAAGGTATTAAACAGCCACTCACCTAGTGGGCTTAAAGCTTCGATAACTTCTGTTAGTAGTTTAATAGCCCCTGACAATATATCTAAAAATATTGGTACTACCATAGTTGTTACAATTGTTCCCATAGGTATAAGTACATTGTCTAAAAACCAACTTAAACCATCTCCTATTTTGTCGCTAAAAGGTTTAAGTGCAGAATTTAGATTATTAAAACTTTTTTTAATGGGCTCAAGCAATTTAGCTATTCCTTTAGAAGTTTCTTCAAGATTAGCCATTCCAGAACCTGTACTAAGATTTGGGACGGTAGGTACAACAGTATTAGGCATAAAATTTCCAGAACCACCTGTACTTTCTGCTTTTTTAGTGGTTAATATATTCAAATTATCAAACCCGCTAAGACCATTATTAAGTTCTTTATTTGTTTTCTTAATCGCTTTTGTTAACCTATTTTGGCTACCCACAGTACTGTTAACCGTTTGCATTATTTTATTAGTCACTTGACCTTGTTGTACTAAACCACCTGCATTATTTAATTGTTTACCAGTTAACATAGAAAATACTGTACCTAAACTTTTAATAAAACCATTAAATCCCATAATAATGTTATTTATTAATGCTATTATAGGCGATAACATAGGTATTAAATACTGACCCATTGTAGTGCCTAATTCTTTAATGTTTTCACTTAACATACGACCTTGGTTTGCCCAACTATCATTAGTCCTTAAAAAGTCACCTTGTACAAGTTTTGTTTGCTCTAAAATATAATTGTACCTTAATATTACTTTTTCCTGTTGTGTCATTTTGGTAATGCTTTTATCTATACCTTGTTGCCTTGCATATTCTTGTAAGTTAACTTCAGTAAGTACAATACCAAGTTTTTTAAAGCTTTCGGTTTCACCTGTAAATATACTTGATACTGCAGTATTAGCAACAGACTGTGATACATTGTAAAAACTAGCCATATCAGAGGTAAGTCCTGTAAGTTCAAGGGCCATATCACTAGCTGTACTATTAATGACACCCATTCCAACAGCCATAGCCATATACATAGCTGCTGTCTTTTTAGATGTTAGTTCACTAAGCCCAAATTGTTCAATACTGGTTTTACTAAACTCTTCTATTTTATAGGCCATATTCCCAAAAGCAACATCTACAACATTTTGTGCTTCTTGTAAATCACTAGCCAATTTAATTGACATTGACCCACCTTTAAATATTGCATATAGTCCACCAAAAGTACCTGCCATTTTAAATATACTTGAAGATAAAGCTTTTATTGATTTTTGATTCCTTGATAGTCCATCATCAAATATCTTAGAATTTTTTTTACTTCTGTCACCGAAAGCATCTAGTTTAGCCATAGCCTCTTTTAAGGCTTTAACGTATTTAGTGTTATCAGCTTTAATTATAACGTTTAACTCTTCTGCTGTTGTACTCATTTAATCACCTCTCTTTCTGTTATGGCTTTCTGCAAAACTTGAAAATTGGTCCCTTTGTATTTTCCAACTTTCGTCAACTATTTCAGTCTTATTAAATAACTTATCATACGAAACAACATCACTATTAAACGCCCCTGAAATTAAGGTGGTTAAAACTAAACTATTTTCATAATTTTTACGTCTATCATACTCGATTTTTCTCTCTTGTGCTTTTAGTATATCTTGTATATCTAAAAGGGTTAGACTATAAAATTCATTAACACTTACCCCTAGCATTAATAGTTCAACCTTAATATTTTTTAATTGCTGTGATAATAAAACGGTAGTACTTAATTTTGTACTACCGTTTTCTCGTTTTTTACTTCATCATCAACTTTAATTAATCCTGACTTCCCAAATAAATTAGATATAAATTCCATTAAACCATTCATACCTACCGAACTTATATAGTCTGCCATTATGTTTTTAGTATCAGCATAAGCTAGTCCGTGATTAAATCTAGATAAAGAGTAGTGCATTATGATATGTATATCCTTTAATTTAGGCAATTTACCACTTTGGCACTCTATAAAAATATTTATAGGGTTCGTGTTTAACTCATTTTCAATCTCCATAATAGCGGATACATCTAAAACACATTTGTATGTGCTATCATTAACTTTCAAATTTATCATTAATCTTTACCTCCCTTTCTTATTGTTGTTGGAAATATGCTTGTAATGTCACTTGCTAACATAACTGTTACTTTAAATTTCATTGCAGCAGAAACTCCTGCACCATCTATACCTACAGTACAAGCACCTTTAAAATTATATTTTGTGTTGTCTGGAAAAGTTAATTCCCAATCTAACACTTCTTCTGTGTCTGCCAAGTCTTTACACTTCTTATAATTACTTGTGTTTGTAGTAACATCATATTCTTCATACATAAACCCAAAGGATAATTCCCCAAAATCCTTAATACCTGCCCTTGACATTTTACAAGGATCTTCAAAGCAAGTTACATCTATGTTATCCACTTTACCTGCTAAGTCTGGCATATCTACAAAGCTTGTTATTTTATTATAGGTTGCTTCGCTTTCTTTTTTTACTGCAATAGCTATCTTATTTGCTATTAATCTATTATTTACCATTAAATTTATCCCTTTCTATACACTTTAAAATTATTAGATATCTCAGCACTAAATGTACTAACTCGTCTAATATAATTATCGTCTCTCATTAAATCGCTATTTTTTCTGATAAAACCTACTGCCAATAATCTTTCACTTATTTTAGAAGTGATTTCATTAACCTTAATAGGTGTATCACTTTTAAAATAAACATCAATTTGTATATCAATGATACTTGTAAAGTCCTTATTATCGACAACATAATCACTAGAATTGTTTATTTCAGTTAATACAATTAAAGGTACTATTGACTCAAAGTTCTTAAACTCCAATTCAACAATACCTAAATCATTAATCATATTATTAACAGTAGGTATAATGTCAATCATATATCATCACCTACCTATTGAGCATTTTTTTTATTTTAGGTACTGCATTTCTTGAACCTTTTCTCATAAAGGATTTTGGAGTTTTGGCACCACCACTGACCCAATATTTCTCATCACTAAACTTAATATGACTAGGTGCTGTTCTATCCCCTAAGCTGCCTGTACCAAATTCTACATACATAGCATATTCACAGTTAGTGGCAACTTTATAATTCAAATCACTATTTTTTACAACAGTTAAAGAACGTCTAAGTTCTCCAGTATCGATAGGTACAACCTTACTAATTTCATCTTTAACTATATTTGCACATTTTTTAACCTTAATGTCTAGGTCTTTATATTTTTTTTTAACGCCTAAGAATTTTTTAACATCAATAAAGTCCCTAGCATTAATTTTAATATCAATACTCATATAACTAATTCACCTTCAAACCTTACACAACTATTAAAGCTTTCAATACGTATTAATTTATATAGTAGTCCTTCAACCCTAAAATGGGTAACTCCTTTTGACGCAAATATGATTGCATCTGATATTAAATTAATAGTAACTTTTTTAGTGTCTTTATTATATTGGCTTCTATCTATGTTACATTCAATATTACCACACTCTACTAATTTATTACTTGTACCCACATAGTTATTATCAGTACTATATGTTATAAATAATACAACACCAATTATTAAATTTCTTGTTAATCTTAATCTATTTCTCATACACAACACTAGCAATCTTCACTAACCTGTATCTATTTAACTGTTTTTCAATATGTTTAGGTATGAATTCACTTTCAAATGTCTGACTAATTCCAACACTCCTAGATATTTCACCTTCACTACCTAAACGGTTATAAAAAATAACAGCAATATCAAGTATAATATTATTGAAACTATCACTTATTTTACTTCGTTGTGTATACATTTTTATATAACTCTCTGCCTTTTCTAGTAAAAGTTCTAATAATTCGTTATTGTCATCATCTTTGATATTTAGTAACATTTTAAGGTTATTTATTCGCATTCACGCCACCACGTTTTGTCCCAGTTTTCTTTTCTTCTTGCACTTCTTCTTGTACTTGTATTTCTCTCTGCACCTCTTCAAACGTAAGCCCTACAATTGTACTCATATAAACACCCCCTAAGCCTTATGACTTAAATATATACCGCTAACTTTATTTTCATAAACATCTGCTAATCCATAGGCCCTATAAAAGAACATCCACCCATCTGATGTTTGATTCATTTCAGGTGTTATAATTTTATTAACTGTATGTTTTGGAAATTGTAATATGCAAGTTTTATGTATTACCATAAAATTAATATCTTTACCAGTTGTGGCCTTTTTAAAACCACCTAATAATTCATCACCCACAGTCTTACCGTCATTAAGTTCAATAGCTGTAAAAAACCTTGATTGTGGTACTTTAATTATTTTACTAAAACTAGCAATAACCTCTTTACTTTTTGTAGTATCAATTGCAAATATTGAATTAAATAAGGTTGGTGTTACAAATAAATATCTATTCTCTGCTGGTACCTCATCCTCATCCATTTTACTTTGTGCAGTAAGTAAAGCCTTTAGTGCTTCCTCTCCATTAACATATGTTGCTGGTGCAGCCTTACTAATACCCGTAACAGCTGAGTATGTAGAAAACCTGAAAGCATCCATCTCAGGTACTACTTTTGTTCTGATAAATTCACTAGAAAGACTACCAAAAGCTTTACTTGCAGTCTCCTCATTATCCATAGCATCTACTGTAAAACGCCTGCCCCTATCGTAGTTAAATTTTACTGTTTCAAGTGTAAAATCAACCTTACCTTGTGTATATCCATCATTTCTAGAATAGTCACCTAAACCATCCATACTTATTTTAGGTATTACTATTTCATTTGCATTTGTGCCCGCTCTTACTAGTGATGTATCACTATCAAGGTCGGATGTACAACTTACTTTTTTATATACCAAATCCAATTTATCAGTATATTTTTTAAATAATGCAATGTTATTTACCATTTTATCTTCTCCTTAACTTTCATTATGTTAAACCCATAATTTTCAATACCATTTCTTCATCTTCAACATCTACCCCAGTGTTAGTGCCTATTTTTGGAGGTTCAGTTTTTAGTTTCTCTGTAACTACTGTTTCTACCGATTTTTTAAATACATCAATAATATTACTTAAACTATTATTGAAGGTTTTTTCATCTGTATAGTTTAAAAATTCTAATAATCCACTAGGAATGTTCTCAGTTTTAAGTTTTTCACTAGCAAGTAGTTTAAACTCTTTTGTTTTTGTTTCTTTTTCTCGTTCTAACAGTTTTTCTTCCCGTTCTTCTAAAAGTTTTCTTGCCTTTTCAGTTTCCGTTAGATTCTTTAACTCATCTTGTCTTTTAGAGTAATTTGCTAACTTATCATCTATAAGTTTTGTAAGGTCATCAGCATTAGTGTTTTTGTTAAGTTCTTTATCTTGTACTAATTTTGTGGGTTCGGTAGGTTTATTAACTTCTGGTTGATTAATATCTTGTTTATTTACTTCCATCTTCTCACCTCCTTTCATAAAAATAGGTATAAAAAAAGACTACATATGTAGTCTTTAATTTGTCTTATTCAATTTCTTATAATTTCTAATATATCATCTTGCAGTACTGTTATAGTTTCCCAAGATTCATATCCTTTATTTATATCCACCTCATACCCTGTACAATCAGTACCGTATTTATCTTTAGAGTATACCTCAACAATGCAACCTGTTCTTCCATCTTTTAATTTAATACTAGTATAGTTAGATATATCGCCTATAATCATAATATCCCTCCCTTTACAATATATACGCACTCGACATACGTACTTCATTTTCGTATATATTCCATGCAACTAGTAAAGTGGCAGACCTACCTTTTAGCCCATGTATAACTTGTAACTGTTCGTATCTGCTTCCATAGTTATCAATTCTTTTACGTTCCACTGGGTATTTATTTATGTTATACATTATTGTGTTTTTTAATAATTCCCAGTTATTTATATCATACCCTAAAATTCCATTTATTACTCTACCCTTTATTAGCCCGTATTCATTGCTTCCCCCGAACAAATACTGTGTAAATTTTCTATTATCAATAGTAGCATTTTGCCAATTATGTAGTGATAAGCTTTTATCTTTCTTAAGTCTATTTTGTTGTTTAAAATCAAACCTTAATTTTGTATAATAATTATTATCTTTATTATACTTTAAGTCAATAAACTTGTCAAACTCATTAGGTACTACATTACCTAATAGACTTTTATAATCTTTATGTTCTTTTCTTAATTCTTTCTCTGTCGGCCTTTTAATTTTCCCCATATCTTTGTCTATTAACTCGTCATCGTCATATACCCCAACTAAAAAACTCCTACAATTTGGGTGCATAGGTGGAACATTAGTCCCAACCACTGCATCAGTCACTTTAAATATCTTATTATTTAATCCTGTACATAATTCACTTGTATCATCGTCTAGTTTGGCCATAAACCTATAATGTGTAAGCTTTAACCCTCTAAAGTTTTCTAAATCTACCTGTCCGCTAATAAAAGCACTTTCCGTAATAAGTAAACGTTTTGCCTTATATTTTTCAACATCAAAAGCCGTTTGTATCTCACTAATAGATTTGTGAATACTTTTGCCTGTAAGTACTCTTATAATAGCTTCATCTTTAACCTTCAATGCCAACATATTAATGTTATTCCAAATTCTTTTAGAGTAGTTAACTCCTGACCAGTTGGCAGTTAATATTTCTGTCAATTTTACTCTTGATATATCTTTAAAACCTAATTTTGCTATACTCTCTAATGTTTGTGTAGCACCAGTATTAATATTGTTTTTAAGTACTTTTATTTGATTATCGATATTTTTAAACTTTTTATTAAATTCATTAGCACGGAACATATAGGAAGGTAAAGCATTTTTAATAGCTGTTACCCTATCTTTGTCACCTATCTTACTGATTAAATTAGCTAAATTTAACTCAGATTTTTCTAAGCTGCTTGATTTAAGAAGTCTTAATACTTCTTTTTCACTAAGTATAGAGTATGCACCAAAGTTTGCACATATTTTTCTAAACTCTTTATTGCAATAATTTTTAGATTGCTCTAAGATTGTAAAAATTTCTAGTAGTGCTTTATTTTCTAATATTTTAGTTTTTCTAAACTTTTCTAATGCTCTATCTTCAAAATACCCCATTAACTAACCTCTTGTGCGTCTTCTGATATTGGATTTAAACCATCAAAATGATTTTGTATTTCTGTTTGTTTTCCTTCTTTTTCTTGTTCTATTAAATTCATTACATAATCTATATCATCAATAAACGGTAGTAAACCTAATAATATTCTGTTAGGTACTATTCCCTGTAAATCTGTAACTGTTTTTACTAGTTCATTCTCATTTACTGGTAGGTTTCTAGTAAATTGTATTTTAATATCACCTATTTTTATATTACCACCGCTCTTTAAATTTTCAAAACCTAAAATCACCTTAAGCCTTTGTTTAACTCCATATGTGAAATATCTCTCTTTTATTTTAGTTTTTTGCTCAAATCCTAAGAGTTTATATCGCATTGCAACTCCGCTTGCATTACCTATGAAATTCTCATCTGCTAAATTAGGTATTCCTGCAACCCTATAGATATCATTTTCTATACTTTTTCTAAGTATCTCAACACTATTCTCATCTAACTGTCTAGTTAAATATTCAACTGCAGCACCTTCAGGCATCTCTAAAAGTTTGTGTCGTTTAAGATTTTTTATAGCTTCAACATCTCCGTCATCAGATAAGCTAACCCCTTTAAGTACAAGAATAGCATCAATAAATTGTTCTTTATCGTTAACTCTGTCACTTTGTAATATATTATATGCATCTATAAGGCTTATAACTTGCTCAAAGTCCCCTTGCTTTTCTTCGTTATTAATATATTCTATTATAGGTACTTCACCTATGTTGTGTAAAGTTGGAATTTCTAAAATTGTTAATTGGTCAATAACTTTTTCTGCTACATATTTATATAAATGTGTAGGTGTATATAGTTCAACCTTATACTTTTCTCTCTCATAAAAATAAGATACCCCAAAAAGTGGCATTTCTTCTACATCATCACTATATATTATAAATGCATTAGTTGGTTGTATATATGTGATGCTTAGCCCACCTTCAATATTTTTATATAGCATCTCAAACGCATTACCATAAATACTGCAAAATTTGGCGATATCCATATCATGACTAGTACTATCCATATTATCTAAACTATCTGTTAATTTTAAAATATCTAGCTCACTATTATATGTTATAGGACTACCAACTAAATAACCTGTTGCAGTATCTGATATTTGACCAGCAAAATTTACAACAATTTTATTGTTTGCCAAATCATTACTCTTTGTCCTGTCTTTTATTTTATGTTCACCCTTATAGTAGTTGTATAAATTATTATACCTCTCAGTTTGTTTTTGATGTAACTTTATGAATTTTATCAATTCATCAGTTGTAAGCTCTATACCTCTTGGTATTTTAAAATTGCTAATAAATCCCCAACTCCTTTCTACTTCCAAATTTCACAATCTTATTATCTATAATAGGTTCTACTGCATATCTCATAGCATCCATTAAATGATTAAAATCATCAATAGGTCTGTTAACTTTATTACCAAACTTATCAGTACTCCAAGTATAATTACTTATTTCAGTGATAAAGTTAACACATTTAGGGTGTATTATAAGCTTATAGCCCTGTATAAAGTCAATACCGTTAATTACACTATCTTTTCCTTTTCTTGCACCTTTTGCCCTTTTAAGCCCTAATATTTTTAAACGGTCAATACTTTTAGGTTCTGCACTATCGGCAATAATTTTCTCTTTAGCATACCCCATATTTTTAATGTGTTCGGCTATTTGTTCATTTTGTAAAGCTTTTTTATAAAGTTCATCAAACACATAAATTATCTTATTTACTGTATCCACTATAAGACATACAAAAGCTGTTGGGTCATTCGTATACCCAAAATCAAGACCAAAAACAACTTTGGTTTTAGGTGTATTTAAAATCTCTTGTAAATCAAATTCTTTCTCAATAAAGTTTTCAAACACAAGGCCATCTACAATTCCCCAGTCACCTAATCCTGCCACCCTATAACGTCTGGGATTATTTTTAGCCATATCAGTAAAGAGTTTTAAATCAGCTGCGTCTAACCACTCGTTACATTTATAATTTGTTGTTATAGCCAATATATTATCATCTTTTACATCAAAAAATCTTTTCTTTAACCAGTGGTGTTCATTCCAAGGATTAAAGGTTAAAGTTACTTGTTTAAACAAGTTATCTGATACTTGCCCCCTTATGCTTTCATCGAGTATACTAAAACCATTTTCATTAGTTATCTCGTAAGCTTCTTCAATCCACATCCAACATAAATTCCCAATATCTACTGTAATGGATGTTACCTTTAGTGGGTCATCAAGTCCCCTAAAATATATTTTTTGGCCAGTAGGTAGATATGCTATTTCTAATGGGCTTTCTTTTATACTCCAAAGGTGACTAACGCCTAAACGATTAATAGCCCATTTAAGTTCAGTAAAACAGCTGTCTTTAAGTGTTCTATATGTCTTTCTAATTACAAGTAAATTAGAGTTTTTATATTTCATTAAATTAACAATATACCATAATGCAGTAGTTTTACTCTTTTTAGATGCCCGACTGCCTTTAATAACTCTATATCTACCCTTAAACTCCCAAAAACTTTTATATCCTTTACCAATAATACTTGGTAGATAGATTTTATTTATATTATTCAAGCTCATCACTTCCAGTAATTATTACAGGTATGTTGCCATCTATTTTTAACCTATCACTAAATATTCCCAAGTGTTTACCTAAAAGCTCCAAAGCCTTATGCTTGTCATGAAAACGTATTTCACATTCAGTACTACTACCACTGTCAAATTCACTCTCTTTAACTTTTATAACTTGTATAGCCGATAGGTCATCATTACTTGCATTATTTTTGATTACACCTGTTTTAACGTTTACTACATCAGCAGGGTTTAAAAAACCTATTTTCGCTAATTCTTCCAATACTCTATCTGCATTAATTCCTGTACGCCTACTTCTATCCGCCATAGCCTTAGCTATTTCGGACTTAATTTTATCATTGTTTAAGTTTCTATAGCCCATATCTTTTGCAGCATTTGGGTTGTATCCTGCTCTTATTGCACTCTGGGTAGCATTAAGGTCAATTAGATATTCATCTATAAAAACCCTTTGTTTATTTGATAATTTTGCCATTAACATCACCTCTCTTTACAAATTTCTATATAAAAAAAAGATTGCTAAAATAAGCAATCTTTTTATTCATAGTGTGACCACATACTGCGGATAACAATTATTTTATCATCTTCATGTATACTGTAAACTAATCTGTGTTGTATATTAATTCTTCTTGAATAGCACCCCTTTAAATCTCCTACTAATTTTTCAAATGGTGGTGGATTTTGATAAGGGTTATCTTTTAGTATATTAACTAAATTTTTGACTTTAGTTTCCAAATTTGTTTTAGCTATTTTTTCACTGTCCTTAACTGCTCTTTTAGCTAATTTAATTTGATACATATTACCACCCCAAACTGTCAAAATCTTTCATATCTTGTATTGACTCTTTAAAGCTACTCTTTATATCCTGTACAAGGTTTGGTACTTTATCTAACTCCAATGTAGCAATTAATCCATTATAATCTTCTTCACTAATTAAAATAGCATTACCTTTTTTAGTACTAACATTTATAACCTCATTATAAGTAACTGCAGTATCTAAATAACTAAAAACATCTTTCCTAAAATTAGTAGCATTTACATTTGTCATACTTACACAACCTTTCATTTTTAGTATATGTACATTATAACGTACGTATACTAAAAAGTCAAAATATTTTAGGATTTGTTCTTAAAATCAATGGTTAACATATGCTTACCTACTCTATCTTGTGCTATATCGTAAATATTTATGTCTTGCTCAAAACCTATGTAATATCTACTAGTATTCATACACGCTATTGCCGTTGTACCACTACCTATACAACTGTCTAAGACAGTTGCATTAACCTTTGTATATGACTTTATAATGTACTCGAATAAAGCCACTGGTTTTTGTGTTGGGTGTAGACCGTGCTCGCCCTTAAAAGGTAATACATTGTTTGGGTAGTTTGTATATTTTTGAATATAAGGCTTACATAAAGTATCTTCATCATAAATTGTGTTTTTATTTATTTTTCTTTTAATAGTCTTACTATTATCTAGTCTAATTAGGTTTTATGGATTATATCTTCCGCCTTTTTTATAGAACACGCAAATATCTTCCACTTTTCTCATAGGTTGATATTTAGCAAAAGTAAACCCTGTACAATTATTCTTAATCCAGTACCAGCAATATTTAAACATTTGTTTATTTGAATTAATTACCGCAGTAGTGAATGGTTGTGCTGATGTTAAAACTACAACACCATCATCTTTTAGGATTCTTTCATATTGACTCCAAAGTTTATCAAAAAGAATTATACTATCCCATTTACAAGATGTCATACCATAAGGTAAATCTGTTAATATTAAGTCTATTGTCTTATCTCTTATTTTTGTCATACCAGTAAGACGATTTTCGTTGTAAATCTTATTTAATTTCATTAAATCTTATCTCCTTTAAAAAATTAAAAGGACAAGAGTGGAATTTTTCTGTCCCTTTGATTTTTTAAAGATATATACACGTGCGTAAACTCTACTTAAATATACTAATTCACAATAACATTATAACACATATGTTACTATACTTTACTATACACTTTTTATTTTCTCAATAAATTTCTTATTTATTTTCAAAACCCCCTGCTCACTATAACCATTATGCTGTGCAACCTTTATCCAACTTAAACAGTTCACATACCTATCAATCAATATACTACGTGAAGTACTATCTGCATAATCGTATACTAATTTTTTAACCTTTTCTTTTAGGCCTATCAACTCATCAATATCTTCTATTATACACTTTTCAATATCAGTCAATGTGTCAACTATATGTGTAAAATCTTTACTAACTCCACCTTGTATTTTAGTTCTATCCAATTTACTTGTTCTAAGTGATATTTTCTTTCCTAGAAGTTCTTTTTTCTCTCTAAATTTTGCATTTATCTGTAGATTTAAAGACCTTGCACTGCCTATTAATTCCAAATTTGTCATATGTTATCCCTCATATATTTATATTTTAAACTCTCTATCAAATCGTCTTGTGCATTTGCTTTATTTGTTAATGCTTTAAGTACAACATCGTCCATTGTACCTTTAGTCATAAGATGATGTATTATTACACTTTCTGTTTGTCCTTGTCTAT